TCATCTAAATGTTTTATAGGATCTTTTAATTTTTCAGATATTCCTTCCCAATTTTTAAATGATTCTTTTTTAATCTCTTTATTAGTTTTATAGTCTATGATATTTACTCTACCATTTACTATTTCTACTAAATCTGATTGTCCACATAATCCTTTTGATTTAAGATATACCATATGTTCAGGATATACTCCTGGATCTAATTTTTGTAAAGGAGCAACTCTTATACCATCAGTTTCTCCACTTGGATTAAATACAGGTATAGTTATGCCTTCTCTTTCTATAGAAGCTAAAGAACATAAATCAGATTCTCTTTGGTTATGATAGTATGTTCCTAAAGTAGTAGCTCTATCTGATTCATTATTCCAAATTTCTTCAATTGTTTTTGGATCAATTCCAAACCATTTAGATTTTTTATTTTTTGTTACTTTTAATGCAATTGCTTTAGCATCAAAACTTTTTTTAAAATGAGAAATAAGAGTTGTAACACTTATCCAATTAATTTTTTCAGAATCATCTATACTAATATAACTATGATCTTTTGCATCAAATCTTATACTCATAATAATTTATTTTATAGTGTCTAATTTATCTTCTTCTTCTTCTGTCATAAAAGCTTTCCATTTATCTAATGGACAATCAGAAGATAAAGATCTTGTCTTAAATGTTAAAGAACATCCACATTCATTACAACAAGGACCAGTACCTTTTACTGCACATTTTTTACCTTTACTAGGACATTCATTACAAATATCCATTCTTAATCTTGAAATTTCTTCAACTACTTCATTTTTAATAATTGAATTTTTTACACCTTCAAAAATTTTACTTTTATTTTTCCAAATTGTTTTTAATAAATCCTTCATTTTTTATTTTTTTAAATTCAATTTTTCTATTAGCTTCTTCATCAATTTTTATTTTTAAAGCAATTAAACTTTCTAATTTTAATTCAGATTGTTTTTTACTAAAATATGCATTAAAAGTAGATGTGTCATGTATCATAAGTTTATTAGTAAGTCTAGGTATTGTTTTTTCAATAAAAAAACTTTTTGCAACAAAATGTCCTAAGCCATCTACATTAATTCTAGGATATGACAAACTACTTAAATGAAATCTAACTTCTTTATAATAAAAAGAAATTAAATCTTCAACAAGTGTCTCACTAATGTTTAATTCTTCTGCAACAGGTTTGTATAAAATACTAGACTTCTTCGGAATCATTATCTAAAAATTTATAATCTAATAATATTTTACCTTGAGTTTGTATTTTTAAACTTGGATTTAACATTATAAGTTTTTTATTACTATCATCTTTTATTATAAGATTATTTTTTTCTGATTTGTTTAAAGAATTTCTTACTGTTTGAGAAGATTTAAATATTTTTTCATCTTCTGCAGAAGCATCATAACAAAAATGAGTAAGTTCTATAGGTTGGTTAAAACTTAATAGAGTAAGACAGTTAAGATCAGAATCACTCATTGTTATATGATTAACATAACAATGAGTTAAAATCTGAAATTTAACAATGTCCCACTTGGGCATTTTTACACGTTTCTGTACCTGGTTAACTAAAGCCATGATTACTTTTTCTTTAATGTTCTTTTAGTAGGTGCAGTAGTTTCTTCTTCTGGTCCTTCTTGCATTTCTGATGCTAACATAGCATACTGCATTTGAATATTAGTTCTTTTAAATCTTACTTCATCTATACTAGTTAGTAAGTTTTCATAATTTAATTGAGCTTCTAAATAAGGTATAGATTCTTTGTAAAAAGAAAGCATTTGTTCCTTACGTTCTGTTAACTGTTCAGGAGTTAATTCTTGTTCTTGTTCCTGTTGATTTACATTTTCCATTGTTTATATTTTTAAAGTTTAAACAAATATACTATAAAAGTTTAAATAAAAAATATTTAAACAAAAAAAATCCAGATAAATTAAATTACCTGGATTATTATAGCTTAAATAAGAGTTTTATTTTTTAGTTTTAATAATCCCTCCTTTTTTTTGTTTTTTCTTAAACATGTTACTTACAGTTTTATTTGTAAGTTCTGCAATACCTAAACCTACTGCACCTGCCCCTGCTGCTATTTTAGCACCAAGACCTAATTTTTCTCCAGTATTTCTAACTCTAAATGTTTTAGTTTTTCCACATTTAGGTCTTCTTCTACGTTTTGGCCAACCATCTACCATAACAATCTCCATACAAGGATCATCAGATGAACCTCCTGTTTCATAACTTTTCATAGATCTAATCATTTGATTTTTACTATCTTTCATGATTATCTATTTTTAATTGTTAAGTTTAATATTGTTAGCATGTAAAACTCTCTAGAGATATCTATCTCTAAAGTAAATACATCTACTGAAGATAATCTAAATCTTATAGATATCTTGTCCCATTGTTTTGTTGCTGATTTCCAGCTGTTTCTAAATTTCATAATTGTTTGTTTATTAATTAATATCTTTACTCTCTAGTAAAGTATATGTAAAATGATTGCCATGAAAGTCTTTAGCTTTATTTATTATTTTCATGAACTCATCAAAATCTTTTGATCTTTTAAATACTTGACATCCTTCTGACCAATTTTCTACAAAGTTTGACACAGTGCCTGCTTTGTGTATATTTATACCAAACATTCCTGTATCTGTTTCAACCTCATCAAAGGTCATGTTTTTATTTTTATCTCTCCATACAGTTACATTACCTAGTCTTTGGCACAGTGCTTCATACTTTCCTTGGTGCTTAGATATAGCATATACTCCTCTATATTGTCCTGGAAATAATCTAGCAACACCATTAGCATTGTGATATTGTGTAACTCCTTTTTTACCTGGTTCAGTTGTATTATCCCATTCATGATATTTCCATACTCCATCTAACTTATAAGATAGAGTCATTTTATCATCAAATAGATTAGTTACTGTTTTACCAGTATCAGAGTTTCTTACTCCTACTATATTAACATCATAATTTCCAGGACCTTTAAAATAAGTGTATCCTTTTTCTTTTACTGCCTTTTCTATTTGTTCTCTAGTGTAGGTCATTTTATCTTATTTATATCATCCTTAATATCCTTTGCTCTTGCAAATAATAACTTCATTGATTGCCATAGATCTATTCCTTTTACTACTTTGTAGTTCTCATTAATAGACATCACCTCTATACTAGATAATACTAGAGCTACTACTTTAGTAAGCATAAATGGTACACTGAAAAAAGTTAGTATGATATCATTAAGAATAAATTTGTCTATCAAAAAAAACATAATCACAGTAACCTCATAGAGTGCTAACTTACTAATGATAGATGAGAGCTTTCTGCTAGTTATTTTTTCTTCTAATTTATTTGCTTTCCAAATTCCCGTAAAAGTATCAATAGCTATTAATATACCTATCATTATAAGTATACCACTTATTGGTAAAAAGAATGCAAGGCAAATAGATATTAAAGTCAAAAGTTCTTGTTGTATAGATATTAATAATAGTGTTAATTGTGTTTTCATAATAAATAAAGTTTAATCAGCTTGTATCCAAAGTATATAAGTAGTATTATAAATAGTATTACCCCTAGTACAGCAAAGAAATTTACCCACCATGGAATGTATTTAATCTTCTCTGGCTTTAATGTTTTAGTTACCACTTTAGTGTGGTACACATCATTTCCCTTAATTGTTTTATAGATTGTATGAACTTTAGCTTTTGTATAATAAACATTATCTTTAATCTTAGTTTGTACACTTACTAAAGTACCATCTTTGTCTCTTAAGTCCTCTCTTAATTTAGATATAACATTACCTAAAGAATCACAATATAAAGTGTCAATTAAAGTTACTGTTTCTCCAGGAATTACAATTGTAGTATCTTTAATTTGTAATACAGTTACAGTACTATCTTTTTGCACACACAGTGGGCAATACTTAGCCAGCCTTTTTTCCAAAGAACAAGAAGACAATAAAATAAGTAATATAACTAGGTATTTCATATTTTTAATTATGTCCTAAAAAACCATGTTTAGGATTGTTCACTTCTATTGAGTTACTTCCAGAGTCTATATCTTGCTCACACATTATATCGTAGTGGTAGCCATCAGCATAGATAGGAGCAGTAAGCTCATTACCTTCTTCATCATAAGTGCCATAAGTAGTTATAATCTTACCAAGTTCAACTACAGCGTGTACACCTGTAGCATATATT